TTATGCTTGCTGGTAATCACAGGCAATCACCATCCACTCTTTTCCCCGGTCATCATTATATTTGTCCGTCATTTTTTGTGATTTATGCCCCAGCAGCTTTTGCGTATCCAGCCCTTGTTCCCGGTACAGACGTTCAGACAGGGAGCGTTGCTCATGAAAAGTTGGCGCGGTACCGATTGGCCAGGTTATTCCGCAGCGCTCTCTGGCTTTTTTGAACGTAGTGGTTATGGCGTTTGCTGAAACCCGGTCACCCCGAACGGCCTGTGATGTCGTGTGCCGGAAATGCACCAGGTATTTACTGAGTACGGCGTCGCGGCATCTGGCAACCACGTCCCGCAGCGACATATTTATGGCCGCACAGGTCAGATCCAGCGGAATAGCCAGCCTGCAACCGGTTTTCTCCTGGGTTACATGCAGCATGTCATCCCAGATATCAGAAAACTTCATATTAGAAATGTCACCTATCCGCTGGCCAGTCACTAAAGCCAATAGCATTGCACACTGGAGGTAGGGCGGATGTTGTTCAGCGGCGGCATAAATGGTTTTCCACTCATTAAGCGACAAGCGCTGGCGTGTAACTCTGTTTCGGGGCTGTTTTGTAGCCTGTGCCGGATTGTAGCCTGGCGGTACGTGTCCGGCGTGTTGCGCCTCTTTGAAAACGTCAATGATAGCCATCCTGACGACCTGAGCCATACGGTTATGCCCCTGTGCTTTCACTGCATCAATGATTTCTGCCACTTCCAGCGCAGTAACATCTTTCAGATAAAGCATCCCTGAATGCTGGCGCAATAATTCGACAGGCTTCTTCTTTTGCTTAACTGAGTTGATTTTTATTTCGCCTGATTCAAGCCGTTCTTGCTGGATTTCAAGGTAACGATCAAGCCATGTGGTGACGGTAATAAATTCTCTGGATTCTCGCATCTTGGCGATTTTATCGTTAATGCTGAGGATCTGCCGAGTGCGCTGCTCCGCGATAATGTCGTTGGCCTCACAGGCGACTTGCTTTGCTTCCTCTTCGTTAGTGCCTAAGCTGTGAAAATTGCCACTGATAGGGTGCTTATACTGCCAGTACACACGGCCTGTAGTGGCATAGTAAATTTGGCCACCTGAATAGAGGTGATATCATCGCCTCATAGTCAAAACAGGTGACATTATGACCGGACGTAACAGACGCAATTTTAGCCCAGAGTTCCGACTTGAGGCTGCCCAGCTTGTACTCGATCAGCACTACACCGTTGCCGCCGCTGCCACTGCGATGAATGTCGGCAAATCCACGATGGACAAATGGGTTCGACAACTGAAAGAAGAGCGAGCGGGAAAATCACCCATAGCTTCACCCATGACACCTGAGCAGATTGAGATACGTGAGTTGAAGAAAAGACTTCAACGCGTTGAAATGGAAAGGGATATATTAAAAAAGGCTACCGCGCTCTTGATGTCAGACTCCCTGAACAATTCTCATTAGTTGAGAAACTCAGGGCGCGGTTTCCTGTTGCCGTTGTGTGCAACGTGTTTGGGGTTCATCGCAGCAGTTATAAATACTGGCGGCAGCCCAGGAAGCCTGACGCCACGAGAGTGGCATTACTGAGCCTTGTGCGTGAAGTTTATCGCGAAAGTAACGGCTCAGCAGGAGCGCGAAGCATTGCCGCGATGGTCACCACCAAAGGTATAAAGCTGAGCCGCTGGCGGGCAACAAAGCTGATGAAAGCGCTCAATATTATCAGCTGTCAGCAACCTGGCCATCGTTATAAGAAGGCGTCTAAGGAACACATTGAGATCCCTAATTATCTGGATCGCCAGTTTGCTGTTACCGAGCCTAATCAGGCCTGGTGTGGTGATGTGACTTATATCTGGACGGGAAAACGCTGGGCTTATCTGGCTGTTGTACTCGATTTGTTTTCCCGTAAACCGGTTGGCTGGGCGATGTCATTTTTCCCTGATTCAGCACTGACAGGTAAAGCCCTGTCGATGGCCTGGGAAGCACGGGGAAAACCGGCTAATTTACTGTACCACTCGGATCAAGGCAGTCACTATACCAGCAGGAATTTCAGACAGTTACTGTGGAGATGTCAGATAAAGCAAAGCCTGAGTCGCCGGGGAAATTGCTGGGATAACAGCCCAATGGAACGGTTCTTCAGAAGCCTGAAAACAGAGTGGGTTCCGGATAATGGGTACGCTAATTTTAGCGAAGCCAGCATGGCGATAACGAATTACATCATGAGATATTACAGCCAGCTCAGACCTCATCAATATAATGGAGGTCTGACGCCGAATGAATCAGAACGATTGTTCTGGAAAAACTCTAAAGCCGTGGCCAGTTTTTGTTGACCACTACAGCCCGTACGTTTATCAAGTTTGGCGTACAGGTTCGGGATCGTTATGTTATGGGTTCGCGGTCTGGCAGCCATCTTTGATAATCCTTCTCAATCTGGGGTTTGCGTTTGGTGCTATTTTCGGTGCAGCTAAAATGCCGGTAAAACGAGCCTCGCGATCAATCATCCACTTCTTGCCGACTTTTACGGCTGGTGGTGCCATCATTTTACCTTTCGCATACACTTTTAAGGTGCGCAGGCTGGGGGCTTCGTCACCGAATTCGTCTTTTGCCCAATCCTCTAAGCTCACCATTCTGGCCATATGTCATACCTCGTATGGCCGATCAGTACGGTAAATCACTGACCGGATTAAAACTGATTACTAAAAATCATTTACGATCGGCTTTCAGCATGACGACTGAAACGCCGGTACCATCAAATTCGTTATCGATCACACCAGACCAGCTACATGACCAGCCGGACAAAATCTCTTTTTTCCGCATACTACCGGGCAGGATGGCCACAAGGCGGCCACCGGGTTTAACCAGGCTCGCGGCAGCTTCCACATGTGCTTTTGCTCGTCCTTCGCTGAACGGTGGGTTCATCACCACTTTGTTAAAGCGGCTGCTGGTGGCCTCTGCCCACTTGATGAAATCAGCCTGCTCGAAGACGAAGCCTTTTGCCTCCAGCACCCGGCAGTGCAGTGAAGAGATTTCCACGCACAGGGTCTGGTCTGCCGGCATCAGCGCGGCAAGATTCCCTGTGCCGGCGCTCGGCTCCAGGCACTTATCGCCGGGTTGAATATCGGCTTCGGATACGGCCCACTCGGCCAGCGATTCCGGGGTGGGGTAGAATTGGTGCGACTGATGATCGGGAATACAACCAGAAGCGATAATTTCGCCCAGCACGCGGGCGGGGTCGTAGTCGAACTCCCAGATATTGATGTTTTTATGTGGGCCAGCTTTAATCAACACTCCACCGATGGTTTCCAGTATTTTCCCAGCCTGACCCCGGATGGCTTTGTCTTCATCGCGCCAGTCAAAGCGACGGTTGAACGGGTTGGTGGTGAGGGGCTGTGTGGGCTCATCCCAGCGGTTAAGTCGAACCGGGGTGTGATGTTCTGCCTTCAATCCCGCCAGCACCTCCAGAACGGCGAAGGGGAGTGGCTTGCTCATCAGAACGAAATCCTTAAGTTTTTTCTTTGGTTTCTGGCGGAACTGTGGCGGTATCGCCAGCGGGTACAGGTGCGCCAGAATGGCGTTGAGCCGCCAGGCCATATCCGGGTGCACTTCCAGATGTGCTGTGCCTTTCAGATAGGCCCGAACCCGCAACGCGCCGCCGTCAATTGCCAGCCATTCACCGTGGCGGCAGCGGGCTTCCTGTAATGCTTCGTCGGTCGCACGCCAGCGTGGCTCATCGCGGCCCATGAATTTAGCAATGACCTGCCGAAGATCCTGAATAAAACCGCTCATGTTGTGATTAATCATTCCGTAGTCGTGGAACACCCGGGAGAGGATCATGCGTTTGCCGAAACCTTCCGGCCTGTTGGTAACATGGCCGCCGGAAAGCGCGCGGAAAATGCCGTCTACACGCTCGGAGAAAAATTTCTGCCGTGAGTTCAGCAGTTCCATGATCGTTGGCCGCACGGTTTCTTCTGCGAAATCGGGCGTTTTCATTTCCAGAATCTGCTCGTTCCACTCTGTACGGCGGTTATTTGGCATGTACTGGTACACATCGGTCATATTCAAAGCTTTTTGCCAGAACGTTGCGTTCAGGCTGGCAATGGCTCCTTCGAGTTTAAACAGCTCGCTGACGCCTCGGATATAATGGTGTCGATCATGGTCCTGATTGCCCTCAAGAAAATGATGCACCGATGCATGGTGTGAGTTAATGAATCCGGACATCATTTCTATGTCGGTCCGGAGCTGCCTGTACTGGCCGATCAGGGAATCAACCAGGTCGGAAGATGCCGGGGCGAAAAACGCCCCATCGGATAGCTCTCCATAAATGGTTTCAGCAACTTCGCTCATCAGTATTCACCCCAGCTATATTGTGTTGTTTAGTCATTTTTTAATGTTTTTTAATGTTTTTTAAGGCTGGTATTTTAATCCCGGGGGCTGTTCAACTATTCCGTGGTGCCGCCTGTACCCGTTCCGCATATGCCAGACGATTTCTTCGGTGTGGTCTTTGAAGTCATCGGGTTCTGTTCTCCTGGGGAACAAAAGACTGTTTAATTCGTCGCTCATATCTCTGTCTCAGTAAGCGGCCATCGTTGGCCGCATCCGGGTTAACGCACCTGCAAAGTTGGTGAGCCCGTATCGAGATGAGCGCCGGGGATGGAGTTGAGCAATTCCGGCGCTGGTTCTTCGCCGGAGGCCTTGGCCGCTTCAATTCTTGTGGCCAGCTCAAGCAATGCTTTTTTCAGTTCGTCGTTTTTTGTAGTGGTGACCACTTCGGTATGCGACTCAACAAACTCATCGGGCAACAAATCCACGTTATCGATCTTCAGGCTTACGCCGCCTTTGCGGGCCGTGAAGGTGTTTAGCGTGGTTTTAAAAGTGGTGCGCTGGCTGGTTTGTAGGCATTGCAGCAAGTAGCTTTTGAGCGCACAGGCCTGACGTTCCCAATGTTTTTTCCGCTCACCAACCCGCGCCGCTTCTTTTTTACAGGCTTCCGCTTTTGCATCGAAATCACGGATGACGCGCATAGTTGCGTCGAATTTGTCTTCCAGCATTCCTTCGATACCTTCCAGGGTATCGGCAATCATTTCAGGGGTAAGATCCCCGCCATCAGCGGCAAGAGATTCCAGTTTGCTAATGTCTAAAGCGAGGTCGATGGTACGGTTGCTCATGCTGCTTTCTCCTGCAATTTGGCGAGGCATTCGGATTTAACTTCCTCGAGGCGGCGCAGACGGCCCTCAAGGTATTTGGTGTAGTCGTGATCGGCTTTGTCGCGGGCAGCTTTGAGGTGAACGCCCATAACGCGGGTGAGGGATGAGGCGATACCAGATATCTCGTTAGGTGTGACCGCAGATCGCATGCTGTCAGTGTTTTGCTTGAATTTTTCATCCAGCTCTTTGCGGATACGCGTGACGTCTTCGGCCTTATCGCTGGCGTTGCGAATATCAAATTCAATGGCGTTTTCCTGCTTGTATTCGGCCTGGTCGTAAAGCCCCAGCCACACGTCGGCAGAGAAGCCCAGAAGAGAGAGCGCTTTTTTGATGGCATCGGTGAGAGATTTTTTTTGTGCTTCACCGTCACAGGTGATCCCGTGTTTGGTTTTGTACAGGTATTTAGTCGCGCCATAGGCTTCAAAGCGCTCGGCGGTGCCGATATCTGTCAGGTACCAGAATCCGATTTTTATGCTGTGATTCAGCTCGGTGATCAACGTGCCATCTGCGTCTCGCAACATGCGATTACCGACAAATTTCTTATCGTCATAGATGGCTTCGCTCAAAGGGGCGCCGGGGATCATTCGGTCTTCCAGTACTTCAAAGCCCCAGCCGGTGCCGATCGGTCCGAATATCTCAGTAGCGCGCATAACCATGTATTCGGCGTTAATGCTGGTGCCTTCAAAGCCAGCGCCAGCCAGGTCTTTGGTATAGCGAGGGTCTGTACGCATTACGCTGCGCCAGATTTTCAGGTTGTCACCTTTCTCTGCGAGGTCTTTCTCCAGCGCGGCACCGATGGACTGAAAAGCGGGTGATTCGGGTTGCGCCTGTGCCGCTTCCGTTTTTCCGACTTCATTTGAGGCGCTTTGTGCACTTATTTGAGTCTGGCCAGCACCCAGACCGTCGACGGTGAAGCGTCCATTGCCGGGGTTTTTAATTGTTGGCTCGTTGCTGGTGGCTTGCTGCTGAGCCGTGGGCGCATCTTTGAGGGTCAGGTATTCCTCTTTGGTAATTTCTTCACACCCCTGATCCAGCACGGCTTCGAGTTTCGCCAGCTTATTTGCGCGGCTAACTTCACCTTCCGGGGTTCTGTAATAGAAAGGCCCGGTACGCTCTACAGGTGCCGCAGTTTCCACCATCCCCGTTGCTGTCGCATGATCAGGCTGTTGCGGTTCCACTGTATTAGCTTCTGTCGGTTGATGTTCCAGTACGCGAGTTGATGCCGCCGTGTTTTGTTGGGTTTCATCTGTTTGCCCCTCCATTTTTCCGTGTTCAGCGAGGTATTGGGCGATGTAACGCCCATGTGATTCTGGAAATTTATAAGTTTCAGGTGACGGTGCGTTACGTACGACGCCGAAGATTGTCGGACGGTCATATTCAAGAATGTTCGGCTGGGTTCGCAATTGCATTGACCAGCGTTTCCAGTCGTCGCGGTCGTCTTTAATGATGCCGTTAGCCCAGCGTGTTACCGAGGCGAGCGGAGCGTTTGGATTCACTTCACCCGCCCAAAGGGCAATGGCTATCTCAATATCGAGAGTTTTATAGGTGTGTTCGTAGGGACGCGGGATAACTTCATATTCGTCGATGGAATCTTCGCCACAGGCACCGCCTTTGCGGGTTTGCTCACATTGCTTAACCCAGCCTGCCAGCACGGCTTTGATCTCTGGCCATTTCTTTGTCGTGGCGCAGTTATTACGTATGTAGTCAATAGCGTCCAGTATGCGTTCTGGATACATAGAAATGACCGCTGGTGTCTTAGATATCGCGTCTATAATGTGGCGTTCGAAACCTGATCCATCTTGTTCTATGGCCATAGCAACCGACAATTGGGTATGTGTAATTTCAGTTGTATGAAATTTAAGCAGAACTGCCACCCGGAGAGATTGAGATAATTTGTGAAACTCAACGGGTTTAGGCTGCTCTTTCAATACCGGGTGGCCCAGCTCATTGTCCCATTGGTGATCGAATAAAAAGGTTTCATCCCATTCAGTAGCGGGGCGGGGAACATCAGGTGCGTGCGGGTAGAGGCGAAGTTCGAACAAAGAATCGTCCGCATCCGGGAATTCTTCCATAAAGAGCAAAGTCGCTTTTGCCCGAGCCTGTTTCTCATTTGCCGCTTCAAAATTATGAGCGATACGCAGTGCGCCATTTTCTTCAATGGCTTGTTCATGCGGGAACCAACAGCCGGTAAATTTAGACATTTCAATCTCCATTATTAACGGTTTGATAAGTTTCATTTAATTTTTTTAGTACGCTCTCAGGTAATACGTACGGAAGGTTTCTTTTGTCACAGTTTTTTATTTGACTGATTACGTAGGTGGCCATTTCCTCGGTAGTGAGATAACCGTTGTCAGTTAATTCAAGTATCATTTTATCCATTGCGCTGGGTGCAATGCTTAGCGTGATTTCATCACCGTTTGTCAGTGATAGTTTTTTGAACGCGAGAGTAATATCCAATTCATGACTCCTCATTTACCAGGTAAGCACTGAATAAATGCTTATGCTGATAAACGCCCCGCGCGAATGGGGCTGATAGCGCTTAATGAAATACGATGCTAACCCTGTTTTTCTTATAATCTTCGTAGGTGCCGCTTTCTTTCTCGGCTTCGTGCAGTTGAATATGTACGCCAGTTAGCTCATCAAACGCGGCGTGAACACAACCAAACTGACCGAGAACGTAGCCACCATCCAAGACGATGGTCATGTATGATCGAGCGGTGTGAATTAATCCGGTAATTGAATTTTCACAGTTGAATAATGTCAGTTCTCTATTAATGGTGAATAAGCGAATGTTTATAATTCTGATGGTTTCCATATTTTCTCCTGAAAAATATTGTGGATTTACCTGCCGGATTAACGGCATAAATGTATTCTGGTATGGCTTAAATTAGTTAATAAGCGGTAAGCCGCGTTGATTTAGGATTACTTCAATCGTGTCACTGTTTATTCTGGTTACTTCCGAGGGGGTTAAAGCATATAGCCCTTTTTCCAGATTTGCAGATGAACGCCAATATTTTCCTTTATGCTTTATCATCGTGCCCGGAACTACGGCATGACGAGGCATAAATGCTGTACCGTACATGTTAGTCTCCTTTTTTTAGTTGCCGGTTACGTTTCCGACGTTCTCATTGAGAACCGTTTCCCTGGTGAGGGCGTAAAAAAGAAATACTGGTTAGCTGACTGTGGGCGGTAATCATGGACTTTATGCACGTAGCTATAAGAGGTCGGTTCTCCGTTACCACAGTCAGCTAAATTATTTTTTAAAGTCCATAATGCGCAGCCATGAATTTAAATCTTTGCGACTTTTAAAAATCTGTTGACCGGTTTTTCCTCCCTTGCAGCATGAGCCGTCAAAGAAGACGGTCACGCCCGGAGCGAATTGCTGAACTTTGCCACTGTAGCCGTTTTGCACCAGATATTGCTTCCCTGTAAATCTGTCTACATACATCGTTGCGTTGGTATAGTTTTGCATCGCCGCGTTTCCTGTGTTTTGCCCTTGTCGCCAGGCTGGCGGAACGTGTTATCTGAGAAATCACTGTGTGGTTTCGATGTGACTAAGTTAGCTAAAGCTAACGATTAGATCAAGAGAATGTTAGTCAAAACTAACGATAAAGGCGTAAAAAATAGCTAACACTTTGTTAGCTAAGAGATTATTTTTTACTTGCGCGTTGGCGGGCTTTGAGGAGTTCTTCTAGACGAATTTTATTATTTTCTACGCGTGCTCTAAGTTCATTGAGCAGCTCATCTTGTTCTGAGTCAGTAATAGCGATAAACAGCCCGATCAACTCGCGCTGTTTATCGTCAAGTTCCAAGGGAGGGGCAGTAGGCTCCTGGGGAGATTGGTTTTCATCCCCGAAAAGTATCCATGTAGGAGTGCACTGGAGTATCTTAGTTAAGGCAAAAAGATTCTTCCCAGTAGGCTCACTATCATCCCTTTCCCACTGCGATACAGACACATGCGAGATCTTTAACGCCTTTGCTAAAGAGCGCTGCGTAAACTTCATTTCTTTCCGGCGGTTCCGGATGCGTTCGCCAATGGTTAAACTTTTCATAGTTAGCTAATGCTAATTCTTCTTTACTCTGTTTGTGTTAACTTCTATATTGTTAGCTATAACTAACAAATGGAGTTCATAAAGTGTACAAAGAAGATGCGATCAAATTCTTTGGTAGTAAAAGCAAGCTGGCTGCGGCTGCTAATGTGACCAGGCCTTCAGTAACTCGTTGGGGAAAAATTATTCCCAAACTGCGTGCTATGGAACTGGCGGTCATAACTAATGGTGCTTTGCATTATGAGGCTGGTTTGTATGCAGCACAGGATAACGGAGGAACAGAAGAGGAACTGAATCATGAAAATCAGACCTCCGATTGATGCTGTCGCTGCTGAATTGGAAGCTTGGGCATTGATGGCTGGTTGGAAAACTGTGGCTATCCGCGTTGCAGCTGTTTATCACTGCAATTGTCGCGGTAATTTGTTACCACAGGTTGATAGCGAAGCAGGGTTGAGAAATGCTGTACAGCGATTGCGGCGGATATTCCGTGGATATGATGGGCCGCGTTACGCATCAGTTGCCGAAGATCTAAAACAGGCTGCGCTGGCTGCATTACCGCCAGAACGTCGAGCCAGGCTAGAGTCTCCTGGGGACCCGTCATTACTGGCAACTATCGCGGCGCAAGAAGGTATCGAGGCCGTTAACGCTGTCCATCTCGGTGCACCTACAGCAGTTATTATGCGAGAGGTCAGTGAAGCAATCGATGCGTTGATAGCAATGAGAAATTCCGTCATGGAATGGAATATTCCTACGGGGGCATCGTGAGTTTGTTATTCAATTTTCGACCATTAGTAGTAAGTCCTCAGCTTGCCGAGAGAATCGGTCTGAATGAAGCCATCGTACTTCAGCAGATAAATTACTGGCTCAATGACGTAGAGGCCAGATACGAACATGCAGGGCGCAGGTGGGTATATAACACATATGAGGAATGGCAAAAACAGTTTCCATTTTGGTCAATTCCAACTATCAAGCGGACGTTGGTCAGTCTGGAAAAATTGGGTGTTGTCATAGCTGAAAAATTGCAAAAGTCCCAATGCAATCATACAAAATATTACACCGTAAATTATCAAAGTGAGTATCTAATCGATCGGATCAAATTGACTCAATCGAGCAGTTCAGATTGCTCTGTTCCAGATGGGATCAAATTGACCCCATCGATGAAGCCAGATTGCGCCGTTCTTACAAAGAGTACTTACATAGATTACTCAAATACTACTACAGATATTAAAGATCTCCCGTCACCGAAAAAAACGGTGTCGGCGCGTTCAAAAAATCGCGTTTCTGAGCCGAAGGAAACTGAATTACAAGCAGCATGCCACGAAACCTGGCGGTCGTACTGCTCTGTTTATATTTCCCGTTATGGTACCCAGCCAATACGAAACCAGACGGTAAATTCACAAATCAAGAGTTTCGTGCGTCGCGTCGGCATGGGCGAAGCCCCGCGCATTGCAGAGTTTTATGTTTCACTTAACGATGGTTTTTATGTTCGAAAATGTCATCCAGTTGGCAGTTTGTTGGCTGATGCAGAAGGGCTACATACGCAGTGGGCTACGGGCGTCGCGATGACCGGAACCCGTGCCCGGCAGATGGATGAAAGCCAGGCTAATGCAGATGCAGCAGGTGAGGCTATCGCTATGCTTCGGGCAAAACGTAGCGCTGAGAGGGGGTGAAATGTTGACGGATCAGGAACAAGAAAATCTTGTGTTGCAACTCTGCGCTACAGCCGAAGTGATGGGAGGAGCATTAAAACCAGGAGTAGCACTCCTGATGGCAGAAGACTTATCCGGTCATAATTTCCGAACGATTGTTCGAGCATTATCCAGGGTGCGTATGGAGTGCTATGGCATGCTCACTCTGAAACATATTCTGGATCGGATGGATGACGGGACCCAGCATCCGGGGGCGAGTGAAGCCTGGGCACGTTGCCTGGCTGCTGAAGACGAGGCCAACACCGTTGTGTGGACGACTGAGATGGAACAGGCATGGCATGTTGCACTACCAGTCCTTGAAGGACGTGACCGTGTAGGGGCCAGAATGGCTTTCATTCAGCACTACGAGCGTTTGACATCCAGAGCAGCAGCCGTTGGGGAAAAACCGGATTGGCGAATTTCACAGGGTTTTGATCCAGCACTTCGGCACCGGGAAATTCAGCGTGCGTTAGAAACGGGACTGCTTCCTACACCCCGGGCAGAAAAATATCTGCCACCACCCGCATCAGGTAATAACATTTCCGGACAAAAGCGGATTGCAGCAAAAGTTCACGAAATGGCGCAGGCTCTGGCAGCAGACCGACGTAAGTGTGAAAAGGCGAGACGTAAACGGATCGAATATGAAAGATCCAGGCGACTAAATTTATTCGACGATCAATACCAGCAGCTGCTGGATAAACAACAAAAATTGGATAATAAGAGGAAATAAATTGAAAAATTCATTATCTGATCTGAATAACCATCTGTTCGCACAGATTGAACGCCTGAGTGATGAATCGCTAAAAGGGGACGACTTACAGGAAGAGATCCACCGGGCAAAAGCTGTCACTGGCGTTTCAACACAAATCATCAGCAATGCGCGTCTGGTACTCGATGCACAGGAATATGGGCGCGGGCTTAAACCCACTGATACCCCTGAAGTGTTGAGGGTAGGGAAAAATAATGGCGCATAAATACAGTGAGACAGAGCTGTTGTGGGTGCAGTGGCACGCAACACTCGAACGGCAGGAGTTGGCCGATCGTTTTAATGAACGCTTTGGCACCTGCCAGACGGCCGACCAGTTGAAGTCACTGAGAAAGCGAAAGGGTTGGCTAACGGGTCGTGATGGTCGATTTAAAGCGGGGCAGCAGCGAGTGCCAGGATCAGGCGCTAAAACGCCAAACGCGACATCGTTTAAAAAGGGGGATCGTCCTGTTAACTATGTCTCGCCAGGAACGGAAACCATCGATGGTGACGGCTATCTCAAGGTGAAAATTGCAGATCCTAATACCTGGGAGTTTGTCCATCGACGTACATGGGAAGAGCACAGCGGCCCTATCCCCGAGGGTATGGTTATTCGCTTTCGTGATGGTAACAGGCAAAACGTTGATATCAGTAATCTGGTCATGCTGACCAAAGCGGAGCATGTGCACCTGAGCCGGAGAGGGTATAACGATGCACCTGAGGAAATTAAACCGGCATTGTTTAACCTCGCCAAACTGGAGGTAAAGCTGTTTGAGATTAAGCGGAATGATGACCAGTAACGGTTGCGTTGGGATGATCACCGGGTATGATTGCGGCGGGTGCTTGAGACTTTCTGTTTCAGGCATATACCAAGCAGAAAGAGAAAAGCCCCGAGCTGATAAATCAACCCGAGGCCCTCGTATGCTCAACACATGCAAGGTTAGCCTCTTACAGACCGAAAGGTCAAGGAGAAGCAGCCATGAAGCCGCAAAGTTCTGTTATCTGGTGCCTTGTTATCGTCTGTCTGACGATACTGGCATTCACACTGTTGACCCGCCATTCGCTTTACGAACTGCGAATACGGGATGGTATCAGGGAGGTTGCGGCAGTTATGGCTTGTGAGTCCAGCCAGTAAGGGCAACCGGCGGGGAGTCATCCCCGCCACCGCCGTGTTGAGTTGAGGCGTTCCCAGGCACCCATTTCCGCCTCTTTATTTAAGTTTCCTCTGGCGACCGATAAAAAAAGTGCTCACCTTTTCTAAAGGCAGGGTAAATAAACATTAAGTTAATTTAATAATAACCATTAAAAATCCTTAGTCAGCATGGCGATTTTCTGCGTATTTAAGTACAGTCTGCGGGCATTTCCTGCACTAAGCTGAAATAGCCAAACATGTTTGATGTTAATGATTGCTAAGGATATGTAATTTACTTTTAAACGCGCGAAGGAAAGTGACGGATCTTCTGAATATGCTGGAGCAAAAGGATGATAATACCGGACCACCTCATTCGCGATTTGAACAAAAGTACGCGGCCTGTCGTGCTATACCGAAATGAACAGGGTGACGTCGTTCACGGTTTTGTATTGCGAGCGGACGAATTTATAACCAGTCTGCAGCAGATGGACGAAGCGCGTAAAAAGGCGGGATTACCGTCTGTTGATGATGTCAGTAATCCACTATAATCTATACACAGGCCTGAACAGCCTACTGTGAAATCACTGTGCCACCGGAGTATTCAGATGGCACAGATACAACTGCAAAAGATTGGCCCAGCAATCCTGACCCCGGCAACGCCCGAGGCCAGCGATTTCTTGCAACGTATTAAACTCGGTGAGTGGATACACGCCGATTTTAAGCGTGTCCGAAATTACCAGTTTCACAAACGCTTTTTCAAACTCCTTCAGCTAGGCTTTGAGTATTGGACACCCACCGGCGGCGCCATCCTGCCGGAAGAGCGTAAACTGATCAACGGCTTCGTCGATTTTCTCTGCCGGCAGGTGGGACAGCAGCACAGCGTTGCACTTTCCGGTGCGGCCGAACAGTATCTTTCCGATGCAGCTTATACCCGGACAGGGGATGTTGCCCTACTCAAATCATTCGACTCCTACCGAGAATGGGTGACCATTCAGGCCGGGTATTACACCGAGCACGTTTACCCAGATGGCAGCCGTAACCGTCGGGCGAAGTCGATTTCCTTTGCCAAAATGGACGAGATTGAATTCCAGCAATTCTATAAATCAACACTGAATGTGCTCTGGAACTGGATCCTGTTCCGTAAATTCTCATCGCCAGCCGAAGTTGAAAACGTTGCTGCTCAGTTATTGGAGTACGCCGCGTGAACATCAATCCATATTGCAAGGCACTTGAAGAACTGCGCAACCGTCAGTCGCATCAACTGAAGGAAGTAGGGGATCAGTGGCGCACCCCGGACGCAATCTGGTGGGGCATCAACGCGAAATTCGGCCCATTCACACTCGACCTGTTCGCCGACGACCACAACGCTAAGTGCGAGAATTACTACACCGCCGAAGATAACGCCCTGTCACAGGACTGGTCTGCTCGCCTGGCAACGCTCGGCGGCGCGGCTTACGCCAACCCTCCATACAGCCGCGCCCGGCAGTTTGAAGACCAGTACATCACCGGAATGGTGCCGATCATGCAGCACACACTCGCCATGCGAGAGCTTGGTGGGCGGTATGTCTTCTTTGTCAAAGTTGCAACCAGCGAAAGCTGGTGGCCAGAAAATGCCGATCACATCGCTTTTGTACGTGGGCGCATCAGCTTTGATCTGCCGGACTGGTATATCCCCGCCGAAGGTGAACCGTCTGAATCCTCTGCGGGGTTCGGGATGGCAATCGCGGTCTTCGATAAAACATGGACTGGCCCGGCGATCGGCTATATCAGTCGCGAGGAGTTGGAAACTACAGGTCGTATGATTCTGGCTCAAATCCAGCGCGGTGCGATGAAATTAGTCGGGGTGGTTGCATGAGTCGCTCCGTAAATCTGCGAAAAAAAGCGCGTGGCCGGGAATGCCAGGTAAGGATCCCGGGTTATTGCAACGGCAACCCGGAGACCAGCGTACTGGCGCATTATCGGATGGCCGGAACTTGCGGTACTGGTTATAAACCCGATGATCAGCAAGCCGCTATTGCCTGTAACGGCTGTCACGATGCGATCGACGGTCGAACCAAAACTACTGACTACACGCATGACGAACTAAGGCTTATGCACGCCGAGGGTGTTTTACGTACGCAAGCAATCTGGCGCCGCGAGGGCTTTATCTGATGAACGAAAACCGGCTTAATTATGCTCGCCTTGAGCTTACACAGGCGCTGCGGGACACCTCCGGGTCAACAAAAGGGCAGTTGCAGGCGTTTGCTGAACATCCACCAGCCGATAAAGAACGCAATCCCCGAAAGCCATTACATGTTATTGATTTGGAGGACGGCCAGGGAGGTATCAGGAAGGTTAAAGCAGAAAATACCGCTTTATATGTCCTGGAGACCCGAAGCCGCCGCAGACCGCTGCCGCCGATAAACGATGACGAATTTGCCGCAGCACCCTGGCGTCGGGCCGTTAATACACTGCCTGAGCATGAACAGGCGTGGTTGCGCTATTGCTACGGCTTCGATCTGACCTTCCGCTATCAGACGCTGATATGTGAAACTATCTGGAATGGTCACCAGAAGCACTTGCCGGCAGGCTTGCTGAAGAAGACCAGGAAGCGGCTAATCTCACTGGTGTGGCTGGCGGTGCAGGAGGTTGCCACCGGGTGTATGAACGACTCATACAAGGAGTATGCGGGAGCACTGCTGGCTTCACAACTCGGGGTTTCTCGCTCTACGTGGTGCGAAATTTACGGGCCGCACTGGCAGCGCTTAAAGCAGTCGGTAGTGGAACTGGATCGAAACGCTCTGGAAAAGGTCATTAACCGGATGTCAGGTCGTGTTTTTAAGGAAATTACTGCATGAGTATTGCAAAACCGAACAAAATAAGCCATATTTAGCGCAATTCATATATGCTGCCCAAATTACATAGACCCGCCATATGAGCGGGTTTTTCCATTTCTGAGCCTCGACTTTTGTCGGGGCTTTTTCGTATCTATCACCCGACGTTCGGGCAAGCCCCGGCAGGGGGAGGACATGAAAATGCCTGATAAAAGCCCCGACTTGTGGGCGCAACTGATCGCATGGTTTGCCGCGCACAAAGAGGGCGGCGGTTATGCGGCTACGGCTGCACTGATGGCGTTACTGCGCAGCGCCTATGTTGGCCAGCAGGGCTGGACACGGCGATTCATTGACGCTGCTATGTGCGCAATGGTCGCTTATTTCATTAAAGATTGCTTGGCCGCTATTGGTTGGGATTCCACCTATGCCTACCTCGGAAGTATGTTTATCGGCTATGCCGGTGTCGACTATTTCGGAAATTTATTGCGCCGCATCGCCAGTAACCGTACCGGCTCCCCACGACAGGAATAACCGATGACCCAAGAGCAATTTATAAAGGCGGCCGGTATTGGTGCCGGATTAGCCACGCGCTGGTTTCCGCATCTGGACGCGACTTTTATCGAATTCGAGATCGCTTCTCCGGTGGAACAGGCGATGTTCATCGCCCAGGCAGGGCATGAATCGAACGGATTCACTGCGACTGCTGAATCCTTCAATTACAGCGTGGCCGGTCTGCAATCCACGTTTGGAAAACGCTTAACGCCGGAACAAGGCAAAATGCTGGGCCGCCAGCGCGGCGAAACGGAGGTGCCTGTCAACCGCCAGGCGGCGATCGCTAATCTGGTCTATGGTGGCCGTCTTGGTAACAAATCAACCGGAGATGGTTGGAAATATCGCGGGCGAGGTCTGATTCAGGTAACCGGACTGGAAAATTATCGAACTTGCGGCGCTGGCATTAAAACCGATTTGCTGCTGGTTCCTGAACTGCTGGAACAAGACGAAAACGCAATGCGTTCCGCCGGCTGGTTCTGGAAATCCCGGAATTGCAGCAAGTACCCCGGCGATGTAGAGAGGGTAACACTGCTGATCAACGGCGGCAAAAATGGGCTGGCTGATCGGCAAGAACGATTCGAGCGTGCGCGCCAGGCTCTGGCATGAATGGCTGGATTTCAAAATTGATCGGCGGGGGATTGTTGCTCCTGCTGGTAGCGTCAATCTACCTCGGCGGCTATAGCGCGTTGTTGTCACACCGGCTGGAGCTGGCACGCCAACAGGTTTCAGAACAGCAGAAGACGCTGGCGCAGCAGGCAGAATTGATCACCACATTGCACGCCAATGACGCCCATAATCGCTTATTGATGTCAGAGCAGCAACGGAGAGAGCAGCAGCTGCGCCAGCGGGGCGAAATCTACCAAAGGAAGTATGAGGATGCCATTAAAAACGACGAGTGCGCCCGCCGCGCTGCTCCTGGTGTTGTGCTTGACCTCTTGCGCGCAAAGGATACCAACGCCGCCAGCGCCAATCGTTCTGCTGCCCCCAGAGTCGGTATTCAAACCCTGTGAAATACCAACGTTACAAGGCGATACCTGGGGCGACATTGGTAGACATGCGCTGGCACTGCAATCAGCTTTATCAATCTGCGCCGGCCAGGTGGTCACACTTACTCAATGGCGCGTTTGGGTTGAGAGATAGAAAATGAATTTTGCACACGTCCACTTCTTGATTTCCTACATTAAATTAGGTATAAAAACAAGAAGTGACCATGTGATGCGAGAACAGTATGAATAACCAAGCACAGAAATCAGTTTTTATTGGTGAGAATGCAATTTCCAGCATCGCTGAATACGGTATCAAGGATTCAGCGTTACAGGCAGCAATCGAAGATGGTCTCTTAGAGATTCGTCGAAGTACCGATCTTGATGCTAAAACTGACCCAGGTTCCCGGGCCTGGGGGGCAGTTATTCGTGGATTACGTAGAGAGTTATTGGCGGATAATGATGAGTGGAACTTCTCATTTGTTAAGGGATTAAACCTCACTCATAATAAGGTTAAGGGGTTGAATATCCTTGTTATGAGCGGAGATAAGTATACTGGTTTATTAGATGGCAGCCCTAAAAGTAAAAACCCTAAAGGTTCGGCTACTGAAATACTGGTAGGAGAAAACTTTGATTTATTTAATCCTCCTAGTCGTGTCGCTCCTATTTCTGAAAGTATTAACGTGGATTCCACAGTAAACTGCGTCCTGCTATACTTTTTTGATTATGGCAAAAAAGAAGTTAGATATGAGCTATCAATTCCTGTTGGAATGACGACTTCTAGCGGAAAAGCGCGTATTTCGGCTTGGAAAGAACGTAACGTTTTTCAGTCAATACCATTTAACAGTGAAGTTGTTCTGCCTAAAGAAGAATTCACTGAAACACCTGACTTTAAAGTCATAAGAAAGTAGTCTGGATGAAAAATGGCAAAATTTAACCCCTCTCGTCTGAAACTCGCTAGAATCAGGAGAGGATTAACTATGACCGCTTTGGCAAAGAAGGCAGAAATATCCCATAGAATGGTTGTGGAATATGAAAAGGACTACTGCCTTTATGAACCATCCGAACAAACGGTGTCTGCTTTTGTTGACGTTTTGAAATACCCAGCTGAATTTTTTTTCGGCGAGGATATAGAGACAATTGATCCGTCAACTGTTTCTTTTCGGTCACTGAAAAAAATGACAGCAGCTCAAGAAGGTGCGGCAATTGGTGCTGGGCAGCTTGGTCTAATTGTAAGTAATTATTTTGAAGGTAACTTTAAATTACCTCAGTTAAATTTTCTCGATTTAAGAGGTGAGACGCCTGAGTTTGCTGCTAGAACATTGCGTGAACATTGGAAGCTAGGAAGTAAAAGTATTTCTAGTATGGTTCACCTCATGGAGATAAATGGTATTAAGGTGTTTTCTTTGTCAGAAAATGCTGTGGAGGTTGACGCCTATTCATTCTGGAAGGATGAAAAAGCGTATGTGTTTTTAAATAATCAAAAAACTGCCGAAAGAAGCCGGTTTGATGCTGCCCATGAATTAGGTCATTTAGTTTTACATAAACATGGTACACCTCGGGGCAAAGACATCGAGGCTGAGGCAAATGAGTTTGCATCTGCATTTCTGATGCCTAAAGAGAACGTGCTGGCTGCGAAAATGCAACACCCATCAGTAGATGGCATACTACAACTTCGGCAAAATTGGAAAGTCTCAACTTTTGCATTGATTTACAGAATGAGGCAGGTGGGCGCGTTGACCACTTGGCAGTATAACAACCTTGTCAGAGAAGCCTCAGCAAGAGGGTTTCGTGTTAAAGAAGATAAAGTCATGGATAGAGAGCGGTCTTTGATTATAGATACTCTCCTTAAGGCGTTAGCAGATGATGGGATCTCTCTTCCTGTTATCGCTCGTCAACTAAATGTCCCGCTCGGAGAATTATCAAATTTGTTGTTTCGATTCGGGCTGGTTTCTAAAATGTAAGTACAATAATTTCATTCAACCGCCCTTGTGGCGGTTTTTTATTGCCTATCACAAAGCAGCTTTCCGAGGCTGCTTCGTAATGCGCAAGCAAAATCACCGGCAGATCCTGCCTGGTCACTCTGACCGTTATCGGCTGGTGGTTTTTATTTTGTTCTGGATTTTTGCGTTGACCACGAAGTAAACCAGCATAAACGATCTGTATTCGTAGATGGTGGTTGGCGGTTTTCCCGGGTGGATATTCAAGAGGCCAGCATAAAATTCTAAAGGAAGGTGGGCGACCACCGGTAGTTGTAGCTACCGGCAGTCATTCATACCCACAGACACGTCATGATGAGTACGAACCAAGGCCCACTCGCTTGTACAAGCCGGGTCATAGTATTGGATCAGACCACATGACCATAGTAAAAAATCAGATTACCCTTGCGATTGTTTATAAATCGCTCAACACACTCATTTCCTATGCGAGGAATTCACGTACGCACACTGATGAGCAGGTGCGTAAAATCGCAGACAGCATCGAGTCGTTCGGTTGGACAAACCCTGTGCTGATAGATGAGTCTGGCGAGATTATCGCCGGCCACGGCCGCGTCATGGCAGCTGAATTGTTGGCTTTCGATGAGATTCCCTGCATCGTTCTTGCCGGGTTGAATGACTCGCAGAAAAAGGCCTATCGCATTGCGGACAATAAATTGCCGCTCAGCGCAGGCTGGGACGAAGATATGCTTCGCCTGGAGCTGGCCGATCTGCTGGATGCTGATTTTGATATCTCGTTGACCGGCTTTGATGAAGCCGAGCTGGAAACGCTGTTCATGGAGATCTCACCGCAGGCAACGGATGATGATCCGTACACGGCGAAAATCGACACGCCGGTTTATGAGCCATCGGAGATGACTCCGGCCATTTCCGAACTTTATGATGAAACAAAAACGCGAAGCCTGGTGAAGAATATCAAAGCCGCGAATCTTCCGAAGGAAGTGGCAGCGTTTTTAATGAGCTCCGCCGAACGCCATACTGTTTTCAACTTCAACAAAATTGCCGATTACTATGCAAATGCTCCGGCAGAGACACAGGCATTATTTGAAGAGTCTGCGCTGGTGATCATCGATTACGGGCAGGCAATTGAGAACGGTTTCGTGCACATGACCAAAAACATGGTTGATATCGTGCACGGTGATGAGGAGGAATGTGATGCGTGAAGATTTCTGCGCTTTCATTCTGACTCATGGGCGACCCGATAAAATCTACACCTATCGGCAGCTGAGAAAATCAGGGTACACCGGGAAGGTTTATTTCGTCGTTGATGATGAAGATAAAACCCGCCAGCAATATATTGAGCAGTTTGGCAGTAATGTGCTGACTTTCTCAAAGTCGGATATTGCCAGCCGATTCGATGAGGCGGATAACTTCGGAGATCGTCGGTCCATTTTTTATGCCCGCAACGCCTGTTTTGATCTTGCGAAAAAAGTCGGGTGCAAATACTTCATCCAACTGGATGACGATTACACCGCCTTTCAATTCCGCGTAGGTAAAGACCTGGAGGCGGGTTATACGCTGATTCAGGATCTTGACGCCATCCTGGGCGAAATGCTGGCGTACTACGAATCGACTCCTGCAGCATCGATCGCTATGGCACAGGGTGGCGATTTTCTCGGTAGCGGGGGAGATAAAAACGCAGCCTGGCTTAAGCGTAAAGCGATGAATAGTTTCATCTGCTCAACGGACAGGCCATTCGCTTTTATGGGGCGAGTAAACGAAGACGTAAATACGTACACGAACCTTGGCCGACGCGGTGAATTATTTATGACTGTCGGGGCGGTTCAGCTATTGCAAAAGCAGACGCAAACCAACTCCGGTGGCATGACAGAACTGTATCTGGAATCTGGAACGTACGTAAAAAGTTTTTACTCGGTGATGTTCTCGCCGTCATGCGTAAAGATTTCAACGATGGGTGCCACTCACAAGCGTATTCACCACCAGGTTTCGTGGAATAACGCCGCTGTAAAGATCCTTCACGAGCGATACAGGAAATCCTTTCCGTATAAAAATGGGGGAGGCGCATGATCCCCTACCGTAAGGTTGAATTGCTCGCCGCTTGCCGGATGACCGAACAACAGATTGCTGACGTACTGGATATTGATCTTGGCGAACTGAAAAGGGAGCCAGCGGCAATTGCTGCATTACGTGAGGCCATCCGTAAAGGTCGGGCAAAAGGAGAGGCGGAAATAAGGACAGCTTTATACAGGAAAGCCAAAAGCGGCGATCCGCGAGCCTTTCAAGAACTGCTGAGGCGGGAGAAACAACAGGATAGCGACTGATGAGCAAGCCGGATGAGAAAGCAATCGAGCGTGATTTCTGTGCTGGTGTGCTTTCCCTCCAGGCTGTGGCGGATAAGTACGGAATCACGATGAAAGCCCTGCGCTATATGGCCGGTAAAAAGGGCTGGATAAGGGCAAAAGGGGCCGGGGCAAAAACGGGGCAAAAAAACGGGGCAAAAAAAGTTATGCCCCAAAAAAAATCAGCCCCAAAACTGCCACTGAATACGGATGAACGGTTACCTGAAAGTGGACAGGTTTCAACTGTAGAAATTAAGCACCATGACGATCTTGATCTGGGATTTGAACCAGAAGAATTCGGGCTAACGGACAGGCAGGCGCTTTTTGTTTACTGGTATGTAAGAACGAATAGCCGGGTAGACGCCTATCGCCGCGCTGGATATCAGTGTGAAGGTAAAAACGCTTATTTTGGTGCATCGCAAATATACAGAAATATGCAGGTTTCAAAAGCTATCAGAGCAATGCAAAAACGTCTCCGCGAGCGTTACACCGCTGACCTGGATGAAATTGTCGATCAGTTAGTGGCGATCACCAAAGCAGACCCTAACGCACTGACGCAATATCGCCGTCTTAACTGTCGTTACTGCTGGGGTGAGAATCATCTGTATCAGTGGCAGGATATTCAGGAGTTTGACCGTGCTGCTGAAAAAAACATGAAGGATGGAAAGGCCGAACCAGAGTATGGCGGGCTTGGCTTCATCGAGAATGCTGACCCTAACCCTGGTTGTCCAAGGTGCTACGGCGAAGGAAGCGGCGATATTTTTATTTCTGACACCCGCGATCTTGATGGGCCAGATCGTCAATTCCTGCTGGGGGTGAAGCAGACTAAGAACGGTATAGAAGTGATAACCGAAGATAAAAAAGCGGCGCGAGCGATGCTGTTACAGTTGCTGACCAACGGCGGGATCGCGAGAAGTGATGAAATGCCAACGACGCAGATTGACCTCAGTCATCTCAGTTTTGAGCAGCTTTTAGCGCTGAGAAAAAATCCGGCCAGATAGTCATTTCATAACATAGCGTGAGTTCACCGCACATCATCTGAGAAAATTATGTTCATCGATACGATGGTTTTTGATGCGGCAATAGAACAGGAAATTGCGCGACGTAGCCTGCAAGACTTCATCTGCTACATGAATCCTGATTACATCGTCAGTGACTTCTCACGGGGCGTATGTAATGCATTGGATCGGTTTCTTGATGATATGGAGGCGGGATGTCGGCCAATACTGATTCTTGGTGCTCCACCTCAACACGGTAAGTCAGATATCGTTTCGCGGTACCTTCCGGCATTCTTCTTCGGTAGGTTCCCTGATAAGCGCGTAGCGGGATTGTCTTACGCCAAAGATCTCGCGAGCGACATGAACAGTGATGTGCAACGCATCATGCTATCTGACGAGTACCGGACGTTATTTCCTAAGTCCTGGCTGGGTAACAAATCGGAAATTGCCGCTAAGCGTAACTCTAACGAGTTTGGCATACCGGGTAGAAAAGGGTCATATGTAGGGCAGGGTGTTGGTGGCCCGCTGACAGGTAAAAAAGTTGACCTGGGGATTATTGATGATCCGATAAAAAACGCCAAAGAAGCGCTTTCACACACGGTGAAGAAATCAATCTGGAACTGGTACGTTTCCACATTCAAAACGCGCCTGTCGAAAAACAGCGGTGAGATCATCATGGCTACCCGCTGGGCTACTGATGACCTGTCAGGAAAAGTTAAGGAGAACACTGAGCGGGCGAAGGTTCTCGCTTATCAGGCGATCGACGATGGTGGCAACGCACTGGTGCCTGAACTGCACCCGCTAGAAAAACTCATCGAGACGAAAAAAATCCTCGGAGATTATTTCTGGTCGGCAATGTACCAGCAATCACCTAAACCGGGTGAAGGGCAGATATTCCAGGAGGGTTGGGTCAGATATTACTTACCCAAAGATCTGCCAGCCAAATTCGATACCGTTATCCACAGTTGGGATATGACCTTTAAAGACAGCGAAGGTACGGATTATGTTGTCGGCCAGGTATGGGGCAAAAAAGATGCCAACGCCTGGCTGTTGTATCAGACACGCGCCCGCATGAGCTTCACACAGACGTTAAAAGCAGTTAAACGTCAGTCTGATATGTTCCCGGAAGGTCGCCGAAAATACGTTGAGGACAAAGCTAACGGGCCTGCTGTTATCGATTCGTTGAAGTCCACGGTATCTGGCCTGATCCCTGTCGAGCCGGATGGCAGTAAAGTCGCCCGCGCCCATGCGGTAACCGCTGAGTGGGAATCAGGTAACGTATTCCTGCCACATCCGAGTACTGCCCCCTGGATAGCTGAAACCGTCGAGGAAATTACCACATTCCCATTTGGCGCTCACGACGACACGGTTGATGCCATGACCCAGGCGCTACGCAAGCTATACACCAAAAAAGGCAGTTTCTTTACAACGAAGAGGTAACTATGTGGCCATTTAAGAGGCGTAATACTCAGGCTGCGCCGGTTAAACGGTCGGCATTCACTACTCAGCTTTACCCCGCACTGGCGCGTTCGGAAGGGTTTAACGGTCTGGATTTACCACAACCTGTTATTAGCGGTGTGGCGATGGACTCCATCGACGGTTCAGTACCTGCATTCAAGGGGGGGAATGTTTACGGTGTTCCCGAAGCACAGGCCATGTGGTACGCCAGTCAGGGCTTTATCGGCAACAATATGTGCGCGGTAATAGCCAAACACTGGCTGGTGGATAAGGCGTGTAACATGCCTGCGCGTGATGCTATCCGGCAGGGCTATGATCTGGACTGTGACGATAAAGATGTCGCCAAATTGCTCATAAAACGCAGTAAAAAATACCGCATCAATCAGGCGATGAAAGAGCTGATCCATTTTGGTCGCGTATATGGTGGTCGTCTGGCGCTGTTTGTCGTTGAGACTTCAAACCCCAAAGAGTGGTATGAAAACCCCTTTAACGTCGATGGTGTGGCCAGAGGAAGTTACAAGGGTATCAAGCAGATCGACCCGCAGTGGGTGACGCCTGAACTGACGGAGGCCAATCTGCAAGATCCGGCAGGGCTGGATTTTTATGAACCCACGTATTACGTGATTGCCGGTCGCCGGTACCATAAATCGCATTTTGTTAAATTCGTGCCTTTCCCGGTACCGAATGTTCTCAAGCCTGGCTACAACTATTTTGGCGTATCCGTGCCTGAGCGCATCTACGAGCGCGTTTACGCCTCAGAGCGTACAGCTAACGAAGCCCCTGAACTGGCGATGACCAAGCGTTTGTTGACGATGGGTATCAGCGATCTGGAAAGCGCAGATAAAGCGACCGTCAGCGAGAATATGTCCTATTTCATTGAAATGCGTGACAACTACGGCGTTCACGTTACCGGAAGTCAAGATACCGTGCAGCAGTTTGATACCTCACTGGCCGATCTCGATGCCACCATTATGACGCAATATCAACTGGTCGCGGCGGGGGCGAATGTCCCGGCCACAAAACTTCTTGGCACTACACCGAAAGGCTTTAACGCCACGGGGGAGTATGAGGAAGCCAGCTATCGCGAGGAACTGGAGAGTATTCAGTCGAACGACCTTGAAGAACTGTTACAGCGCCATTTCGATATGTTGTTGCGTAGCGCGGGCCTGCCCGTTGTTGAGTTCAGTATCAACTGGAAACCGCTTGATAGCCCGACCGCAGCAGAATATGCCGATATTGAACTGAAGCAGGCGCAAACAGCCTCTGCATATGCTACAGCCGGAGCCATTGACGGCTACGACATTCGTAAAAAACTGGCGGCAGATAAAGAGTCGAGTTACTACGGGCTGGACATGACCGATGAAGAAGAAAATCAGATTCCGGGAGAAGCGGGCGCGGTGGGCGGTATCCCGTCAGGCGGTAATGAAGGGGAAACCGCTGGCTTATCCAGCCGCCCCGGCAACACGCTACAGCCAGGCTATGTCGCAACTGGTTCGCCAGATGATAGCTGACTATCAGGCAACCTTTACCCAACTGAATGACGACTTTGCACCGGTTGGTATGGATGCCAGCGTTGCCAGCCAGACCCGTATCTGGCTGAACCGCCTGAAACGTAAATGGGACGGTATTTTCAACAAAAAAGCGGCAGAAATAACGGATAAGTTTGTTTCACAGACCGATCTGGCCGCGCAACGCAACCTGGACGATTCACTAAAAATGCTATCCGGGGGGCTGACAATAAAAACGCCTGATATGCCGGGTGAGATGAAAGAGCGTCTTACCGCTGCCACCGCTGAGAACGTCGCGCTGATTAAAACCATTCCTGAACAGTTTCATCGCAGGATTGAAGGCGCTGCGCTGCGATCAGTCAGCCACCCAGGTGAGGGAGCCAAAACCCTTCTCGACGAAATCAGGCAAACTGGCACGGTGACAGAAAAACGGGCGCAGTTTATCGCGGTGGATCAGAGCCGGAAAATCACCACGGCATCTAACTATGAGCGGATGAAATCAGCCGGTATCCGTAAAGCGGTCTGGCATCACTCAGCCGGTAGTGCTGAACCCAGAGAACTGCATCTCAGGTTAGACGGCCAGACGTTCGATCTGGATAACCCCCCTGTTATTGATGAAAAAACCGGTCAGCGTGGCTTACCCGGTACGTTGCCTAACTGCAAATGCTTCTGGACGCCGGTTGTGGATTTTGGTGACACCTCATGAACGAAACTAAACGAACGTATGACCTCAATGGCTGGCTGGAAGTAAAAGACAACCCCATCTCAAAAGTTGGGGTTTTTGATTATCTGGGGGCTGAGATTAATGCCCCCGACCCCGGCCGTATCTATCGTGTCTATCGACCGGAGGAGGAGCTACGTAGCATCGATACGATTAACTCTTTCCGGCTGATGCCCTTCATTGATGAGCACGAAATGCTGGGTAAAGACGCCACCCCTGCTGAGAAAAAAGGGATACAGGGCGTCATTGGTGAAAATATCTGGTTCGATTACCCCTACTTACGGGGAAACATCAAAATTCTATCCAATTCCGCCCTGAGCAATATCAGCAGCGGAAAAATAGATTTATCCCCCGGCTATCGATGCCGCTATGACTTCACCCCTGGCAATTTTAACGGCCAGCCCTATGACGCTGTTCAGCGGCATATCAGAGCAAACCACCTTGCGCTGGTGGACGAGGGACGAACCGGCCCCGATGTCTCCGTGCAGGATCACGTTATAACCATAGATACCAAGGAACTCATTCGCATGAATCCAGATGATGACAAAAACAAGCCCACAACTGATGACGATGGTTTTACCCCTGAACAGGTTGAGCAAATCAAACAGATTGTTGTGGCAGCGCTGGCGGTGGGGAAGCCAACTACGGACGATCCCGATCCGACTACACCCGCAGACCCCACTGACCCCGTTGATCCGGCAGCAGCAGCCGAAGGGGCAGCAGCGGCAGAAGAAGGCGCGGAGGCGGCGGTAGAAGCGGCGGAGGCAGCATCGGAGGCAGCAGAAACCGGGGAGCCTACCGCTATCGAAAATGCTGAAACGGCTATCGAGTCGGCAGAATCGGCTATCGAGGAGGCGAAAGAGCATCTCGACCAGGCTACCACTGACAGTCTCAGTCGTCGGCTTAAACGCCTGCGCAGAAGTATTGGCACGGTTGATACCATCGCCGCGCTGAAACGTAAGGTGGCTGCACTTGCGAAAAGCAAACCGACAATGGATACCGGCGCGTTGCTGAAACAAATCGGTGCCCGTGATGAACTGGCGCGGAAGTTAACGCCATTTGTTGGTGTGTTCGATCATGCGCCCATGACGGCGCAACAGGTCGCTGAATATGGTGTTGAAAAGCTGGGTATCCAGTGTGGTAAAGGCACTGAGACTATCGCGCTTGATGCGTGGATGCAGGGGCGGATACCAGATTCCCAAAAACCGTCTGTTGCGATGGATAAGGCCGTCAGCAACCAGTCAATTTTAGATAAATGGGGCGATAAATAATGGCAATCCCGAAATCTGTAGCAAACGGCATGATCTCCGGCGTAGTCGGTGAAGTTAGCCACTTTGGCCCACTTCGCGCCACCAGTGCCGTTCTGGACTCAGCCGACGAAAAAAATAATCTGTTTGGTCTGGCCTATACCTGGAAAGACGCCAGTGTTGAATCTGTGCAGCCAGGCGGTAGTGGAGCGTTTGCGGGGATCATGATTAACCCGAAAGCGTATCGTATCGAGACAGAATATGCCCGCAACGGGACTCAGGGTGAGTTTCTCACTATGGGTGAGGTTTACGTCGAAGTTAGCGAATCCGCTGGCGCAATTAACATGCCGGTGGTGTTTAACGCTGATGGTGAACTGACCGCTAAAGCCACACTGGACGCCGGGGACAAAGCGATTGGTTTTGTGTCACGCCACGTTGGTTCTGCTGAAACACCCCATCTCTGTCTTGTTCGCCTGACCGAGATCCCGTATCCAGTGCCAGTCGCAACCCCTGAACCTTAATTGGAGAGTCATCAAATGGCGCTAAGCAAAGAAAAATTTTATATGTCGGGCCGCGAGATCCGCAGACGCGGGCCGCTGAATATTAAGCCCGATCAGAAGTGGACATACAACGAGCTGGGGCAACTTGGTTTCGGTGGTCTGGCGGCAATGGACTCCGCGTTAACCGGCCCTGCGGTAAGCGGTGGTCTTATTCACCGTGAAATGCTGCAACATGTTTTGCTTGGTCTTATCCGCACGGCGACCCGTGTTCGCGTTCTTGATGAAATTACCGGGGTAATGAACGCGGGTGAGTGGCACGATGAAGAGATCATCCTTAACGTGGCAACGCCCGTTGGTAAACCTGAACTGTACGGTGATTACACCAATATCCCGCTGGCTTCCTATGCGCAGGATCAGGAACGTCGCGGTATCGTGCGTTTTGAGCAAGGTTTTCAGGTCGGTAAGCTGGAAGAAGCACGACAGTCGGCGGCGGGTTTCGAGGCGGCAGCAGAAAAACGCAACGCGGCGACTGAGTCACTGGAGCAGGGGCGTGAGCGAGTCGGCTATCAGGGTTTTAACAGCCCGACTACCCGTGTTTTTGGGTTGTTAAACGATCCGAACCTCCCGGCTTATGAAACTGCAACCAGGCCCTGGCTGACGGCCACGTTCGACGAGATTACGAAGGACATTACCGATATGTTCTCACGTCTCGAAACGAACTCTGGTGGCATCATCCGCGACGATATGCCTGTCACGCTGACGCTTCCGCTGGGGTTCCGTTCTGCGTTGGGTAAGGCGAACCCGGTCGCTAAAGGTGAAACCGTCAAAGAGTGGATCAACAACAACTATCCCAATATGCGCCAGGTCTTTTCACCTGAATTCAAAGGTGCGAATGGCGGGGCAAATATTGCCTATATGTTTGCCGATAGCGTGGATGACGGTTCTACCGCAACCAGTGCAACAATTTTGCAGGTTGTGCCGGTGAAATACCAGTTGCTGGGATCTGAGAACCAGATCAAGGGCTATCTGGAGGATGCCACCAACGCCACTGCTGGTGTCATTGTCACCCGCCCCTGGGCGATCACCCGCCTGACCGGCCTCTGATAACAGCCCTCAATTTGAGGGCTTAATCTTTAAGGATTCCCCATGTCTATCTACGTTTATTCCACGCTCTCCAATGATCAGAATTACGCACTGGAAGCGGGTGGAACGGTATTTATTGCCGGAAAAGCCAATATCATGACCAGGCAAATGTACACCCCGCGTGGTCGTGTTACCGATATTACCGACGAGCAGTACGCCCTACTTAGAAAGAATCATGTTTTTCAGTTACATAAAAAAAACGGTTTTATCGCGGTTGAAGAAATAAAAGCCGATCCCGAAAAAGTGGCGACCAATATGGAAGCCAGCGACCTGTCAGCGCCAGATACGCCTGAATCTCTTGAAGCAGAAAATAAAGAGGTTCCAAAAAACAACAAAAAAGGTAAATGATTATGGATGCCGGCACCTTTCCTCTCGAAGCATTTCGTGTTCTTTACCCGCAATTCAACGATGTGCCTGCTGATGATATTTTTATTATCGCCAAATCAGCGACCTGTTATTTCTCGGAATGTCAGGGGATCTGCACCAGTGAACTGTGGATGCTGGTGGTTGCACATATGTTGATGCTGCGCCAGATGGCGGCTAAAGGAGAATCCCCTTCAGGTGCGGTGACCAGCGCTACGATCGATAAAGTGAGCGTATCATTTGCCGCCCCGCCGACGAGTTCAAACTGGTCACACTGGTACAATCTGACGCCATTCGGCCAGCAATATCTGGCGTTGATTAAACGCTGTAGTGTACCGCGTTATATCGGCGGCATGGGAGAACGTGCAGCCTTTCGTAGTGTGGGTGGCCGTTTCCCGATGCGCGGGAGGCTAAGACGATGAGTCATTTTGCCAGACTGAAAGCGGTCTACGATGAACTGAACAAAAAACAGTTGAAGATCGGATTTTTTGAGCACGGTAAATACCCGGACGGTACGCCGATTGCTTATGTCGCGGCCATCCAGGAACTTGGGTATCCGGCTGGCGGCATCCCGCCCCGGCCTTTCCTGCGCCCGGCAATGGCAGAGAATGCCGCTGGTTACAAAAATCTCATCTCGCAAGCCGTTAATGCTTCTGTTGCAGGCAGAATCGCGCTTAACGATGGGTTGAATCAGATCGGAGCCAAAGCAGCGGGGGATGTACAGAATGCCATCCGTACCCTGACGACGCCTCCGCTGGATACATCCACCATCCGGGGCAGGGCCAGAAGACACAGCAAAGGTAAAGCCTCAACAAAACCGCTGGTGGATACCGGACAGATGTTGCAGGCGGTTACGTATGTGGTGGAGGAAAAAACATGACAGATGAAGAAATCAGCGATTTTATGCTGTTGTCACCGGCTGTAGCGCTTGTGGATTTTGTTCGAAATAAAGAAGGTTTTCGTCAGATAGCGCACCGCGTGAGAGAGCTTTCCAGCGTTCCAGAACTTGAGCGTATTGACGCTTTTTCAATGGCATGCTTAGTAATGGGTGTGGAGAAAAATCAGGGTTTGAGTTAGTTAACATCCTCAATGATTCTTCTGCTCGTTCAAGTTTTAACATTACTCCCGACAGCCTCCGGTCAAGGATGGTTTTGGTGCAAATTACGGCACCGAAGCCAGCATAGCCCGTTCGATACAGGTATTTTTCTATTATGGGTTCGAAAGCATCCAGGTCTTCAGGAGGTTGCTCACCCAGGCACATCAAAATAATAAACAGATATTCATCGATTCTCAGGCTGTGTGGAATGCTGCGCAGAAATTCAGTTAGCGCCACGCGGGGATCTTCATGATTCAACATAGTTTCTTCCTTATGCAGATTAACTTGTAAATATATCTCTTAACCGGGATGTAATCACCCTGATATCCCAGGGTGCGGTAAAACTGCGCTCTTATATGATGTCAGGCAGTGGAGGACAAATAATGTTTGGCAATCTCTACAACGTGGCCGCACGGGTGATCCCACAGCAGACAGCTTTCTGGTATCGGTTTAAGTCGCGCACTACAGACGACCTTGGCAAATGGGTAGCGCAGTACCATCCGCCCGAACCGGTCACGGGTAGCTGGCAGGCGGTGGATACGCAGGATGTACAGGAGATGGGGCTGGTGACCGGCAAAGTTTATCGGCGGCTCTACACTTCGCACGATATTCACGCTATCCAGCGGGGGGATGCACCGGATTATCTGGTGTTCAACGGCAAGCGCTATGACGTCACCGGTGATGCAGACTGGTACGCGCAGGACGGCTGGAAGTCTGTTCTTTGCATTGAGGCTGGAAACTATGACGGATAACGAGGTTTACATTGCCATCCGGCACCAGATGCTGACGCAAATGAATAATGCGGGGCTTTCGATACCTGTTGTTGCCGGTTTCCAGTCAACAAAGCAAGGGAGGGAAGATAGCTTTGTTATGTTTTTTCCCATCAACGAGGCAGGCCACGGATGGCAGGCGCGAAACTATCAGGTCGCTGGCACTGATGCGAATCACAAAGAAACTCAGTTGGTGGAAAAAACGTTGCAGGTTCAGGGGCTGGTTTCCGATGCCAGTGAACTTACAGCGACCGACCTGACTGCCACGGTTCGAATGATAGTGAACTCACTACCTTTTGTTGATGCGCTAAAAAAACAGGGTGTGGGGGTACAACGTGCTTCTGGTATTCGAACGCCTTATTTTATCAATGACCATGGGGATTATGAACAGAACCCCTCGTTTGATTTTAACGTCACATTCCACCGCGAAATATTCCCAAACACCACGGCAGTAAAAGCGCTTTATCCTGATATTCACTGCATTTAATTAAGGTTTAACCATGCCAATCAAACAAACACGCTATGTCAGCATTGCGAGTGCGGTCACAGGCAGCGCTGCTGTACCGATGCGCAAACTGACGGGCCGCATATTCTCTCAAAACGCAAAAATTCCACCCGGTGATGTGCTGGAATTCGCCAGCGGTCAGATTGATGAGTTTCTGGGAGCCAGCTCTCCCGAAGCGAATTTTGCTAGGCAATATTTCAGCTATACCAGCCCAGCCCCCGTCAATAAGCCGAGAGAATTGCAGGTAGCACCCTACGTACCAACCGGTCGGGCACCGACGCTTTCGGGAGGCGACGCAGCCAGCCTGGATGAGTTGAAAGTGATCACCACCGGAACACTTGTAGTGACTATCGGTAATATTCGTAAAGAACTCACCGAAATCGATCTTTCTACGGCCAAGTCCTACGCCGATGTAGCCTCGACCGTACAGCAAAAGCTAAACGCTGAATCTGAACCCGCTTTCGCTTCTGCCAGAGTGACTTTTATCGCTATCAGCGGCACGTTTGAACTCGGTGGTGGGGTACCGGAGCGAGCAAACATTAACGTTGAGTCTTCCGCTCTTGCGGATGCGATGGGTTTATCTCGCGGACAAGCCTTGCCCGGAAATACCGCACAAACCCCGCTTGAAGCCTTTATGGCGGCAGAAAAAATCTCGGATTCATTCGGCAGTGCGACTTTTATCGACCCACTGACGCTCGAACAGGTCGTTGCCCTTGCTCAGTATGTGGCAGGTGAGAACGTGAAATACCAGTTACATCTGAATATTTCCGCAACGGACGCGGAGGATTTTAGCGCGGCGTTGATAGGCACTGCGTCAACGGCGCTGAACCTGAAAACCGAGGATAATTTTTATGCTCAGGCGTTACCAATGGCGGTCATGGCGGCAACGGACTATGACCGTACAAACGCCACCACCAACTATATGTTTCGTCAGTTTGGCGTGACGTTCCCGGCACAGGTAACCGCCGATCTGGATGCCGACAACCTGGATAAGTTGCGCGTCAACTATTACGGCGAAACGGCGGTGGCGGGTTCACATATTGCGTTTTACCAGCGTGGTTTCCTGTGCGGGCCGGGTACCGCACCGCTGGACATGAGCGTTCATGCCAATGAGCAATGGTTAAAAGCATACATTGCACAGCAATGGTTTTCTTTATTGCTGGCGACGCGCGGCGTACCTGCAAACCGCGATGGCGAGGCCAGGGCAATGATGATTATCGCCGGAGCCGTGACCAAAGCAGTCAATAACGGCACCATCCTTCCCGGCAAAACGCTCTCGGATGTACAGAAACTCGCGGTGGCCGATGCGTCTGGTGACGATTTAGCGTGGCACGATATTCAGGACAAGGGCTACTGGTACAACGCGCAGATTGTTGAAAGTACCGGGCCATCTGGCTTGCCGGAATACGTGATGAAATACGTACTGATTTACGGTAAAGGCGACTGGGTACGTAAGGTCGAAGGCTCGCACAACCTGGTATAAGGACTAAATGATGAATGATGTATCTGCAACCGGTCTTAGCCTGTTGGTTCAGGCCAGTACAACCTTTCCGGCAGGAATACTGGTAACGGCTTTCGCCGATGATGCCGACCCGTTCGATCTGCCTGCTGTCGATATCGCCCAGACCGGCATGGATATCAATGGCAATCTGGTGTCCTGGTCAACACCAACCCCGCAGGCTGTGACGATAAATGTGCTACCGGGGAGTGAAGAAGATCAGAATCTGGCGATCCTGCTGGAAGCCAACACGGCGAAACGTGGCCGCAGACACGCCGGAGATATTATCACGCTCGTGGCGTCCTACGGTGACGGCGCGACCACTACCGCGCGAAACGGGAAAATCACCAACGGTAGTCGAGGTAACTCCGCTGCCAGCGGTGGGCGTCTTAAATCAAAGGCTTATACCTTTGTGTTCCAGGACTTTGACAGTACGCGCGTTCGTTAACTATCAGGCGGGAACATCCCGCCTTTTTTATTGGGGCCATTATGCTCATTAAGCCGAAAGATATTGAAATTAAAGATGTTGATGGTGAGATGCACACCTTTGTGATCAGCCGTCTGCCCGCCACGCTGGGGCGTGAAATCCTGGCAAAATACCCACTGTCAAACGCACCCAAAATTGGCGACTACGAAATCAGTAAAGAAGCCATGCTGAAAATGATGGCACATGTTGCAGTCGTGCGGGATGGCGCTGAAATCTGCCTGAAAACCCAGACGCTGATTGATAACCATGTACCGGACGGTGAAGCGCTGATCCGCCTTGAACTATCCATGCTGAGGTACAACACCAGTTTTTTCGGCAACGCCGGGAGCAAAGGTTTCCTGCCTTACTGGCTTGGCAAAATCAGCGATTCACTCCCGTCGATTATAAAAACGCTGATGGATTCTTTGCAGTCATCATCTCAGAAAAACTCGCCAGTTTCACAGAACTCAAAACCTCAATAGACCTGGAAGAGGCGATGGACTTGTGGGAAATCGCTGTGACCAACCGCTATAACGAGGCGCTCGCCGCCGCAGGAAACCGATAATGTCTCTGTTAGATACCTTTGTGCAGGTGTTTGAATTCGACACCCGGCAGGCCGACGCGGCGTTTAAAAATGTTCAGCGTTCTACCGACGATATTATTGATGGTATGAAACAGGCGCAGCATGAAGCCGATAAAGCGGCAAAAAGCGTCAGTGATTTTGCCAGCGGCACGGAAACCAGCGTTGCCGCATTAGCCCAGAAAACCCTTGGGGTACTCGGCGTATTGTTGGGGGTATCTTCCATTTTCAGCGAGTCTGTTTCACGCGCGGAGGAAGTGGAGGCGCTTGATAAGCTGGGCAAGAAGATCAATGTGGCGACGGCGGATGTGGATGCTTTCGCAGGTTCAGTTGCCGAACTGGGGGGCGCGAGGGAAAGCGCTCAGGCTGATTTGTCGGCAATGGCAAAAGCCTTTGGTGGCACCACGGACTCTATGGAGAAAATCCTCGCTACAGCAGATAAAGTAAAGGGGATGAACTTTGATAAAGCCAAAGCGCACCTTGCAAACCTGGGGGTGACGGACGACAAAACGATTGAGTTGATGATGAAGGGCCGTCATGAGATGGAACGCATGATGGGCCTGCAAAAAGAATACTCTGGCATTACCAAAGAGAGTATCGAACAGTCCCGGCGCTTTAACCAGGCCATGCAGGGGTTCAGGCAATCATCCGGCCTGTTAAAAAACAGCTTCCTCGAAATGGTGTTGCCTTACCTGACTAAGGGCACGGAATTCTTAAGTAAATTTGTTGGTTTTTGCCGGGAAAATAAGAACCTCATCATCGGTTTTTTCCTCGCGGTCGGTGTGGCTGTTGCAGCGTACTACGTTCCTCCGATGCTTGCCGCCGCTGCTGCCACTCTGGCGGCAACCTGGCCAATACTCGCTATTGTCGCCATCATTGCTCTGCTTGCCGCCGCTTTCGCACTGGTTTACGACGACATCATGAATTTTATCGACGGTAATGATTCGATGATCGGGCGAATCCTTGATGCCTATCCTGAACTTAAACAGGTCATTATGACGCTGTGGGAGGCATTCAGGACCCTGTTTGACTACCTTTCAAGTGCCGCTAAATTCGTTGCTGATGTAGTGGTCGATGCTTACAACACAATGAATAATGCCCTGAACCAGTTTATTGACTGGTTGCTGGAGTCAATAAAAAGTCTGGTTAAATGGGGAGCACAGTTCGGGGGCGTCTTCGATAACGTGGCGGATGCCGTTGTCGGCATATTTACCTGGATGTGGGAGCAGGTGCAGAAGGTGATTGGCGGGATTTGCGGCGGTCTGGATACAATCCAGAAAGGCTGGTCAAAAGTGAAGGGCTGGTTCGGTGCTGATGATGAAAAAGAGCTCACCGTAGAGCGCAAAATCAACGCTAAGGGAGAGGTGACGTACCGAATTCCCGAATCTGAACGCCCCTCGCCACAGCAGGATACACAGAATATGGTCGAGCAGGGAAAAGCCCAAATTGCAGCGGCGAATAATCACCCCCTCAACCCCGTGACCAGCCAGGCGATCAGCAATCGTTCCAGCGTGAAAAATGAAACCACCCTGAATATTGGGGAAGTGAAGGTTGAAACCAAAGCAACTGATGCTAAAGGCATGGCGGAGGGCACAAAAGACGCATTGCAGGAGCAGTTGCAGGATTTGGGGCAGCAAACGCAAACGGGGCTGGCAATATGATCACTGACGTAAAAATCTTCGATACCGATAGTTTTACCACGCTGTTTGAAACCGCCAGCCCGATAAAAATCAATATCCGCGACGAGCACAAGGCCACCACTTTTCAGGTCGAGTCAGGGGAAACCCGTAGCGATCATGTCGTTGTGCAGGCCGTGGAAATTGGCATGGATCTGATTTTATCCGGTGAGCTTAAAAATGCTTTTGGCCTGATGCAACAAGCCTGGGAACAGAACAAGCTGGTAGGTATTCAGACCAGAGTTAAAACCTACCAGCCCATGCTGCTGGTCAATTTCTACCACGATGAAACTGCTGAGATGGCCGATGCCATCCAGTTATCTCTGCGGTTCACCGAGTGGCGCAGTGTGACACCCGAATATGGAGAACTACCGCCAAAAAAAGTTCAGAAGCCATCGCAGTCCAGTACCGTTAAAAGGGGCGGTGCACAGACAAAATCGGTATCTGAAGAACGGAAAAAATCGGTTCTGGTCAGGGTTCTGGGAGGATAAACACGATGCGTGAAATACCGTTAAATCCGGTGCCGAACCAGCGCCTGCAAATTACCATTGATGATAACCGCTGGGATCTGACGATCAAAGTCGCACGAAATATGATGGTGTGTGACATACGCCGCAATGATGAGGTAGTCATGCTGGCAACCCGGGCGACCACCGATGCACCCTTAATACCTTATTACTATCTGGCCTCAGCCGGTAATTTTGCATTTATCACAGAACGCGATGCCCTGCCCTGGTATGAGGAATTTGGCAAAACGCAAAGCCTGGTATTCTGGGGGCCGGATGATTGATTTAAGACGGATCAGGGTGGGGGTAGAAGTCAGCGGGCGTATACAGTGGTACGAAGGGATGCGCGTAAAGGCCAGCGGCACCAAATATGCTAATCCGTTGCAGAATGAATGCACGGTCAGTATTGATGGGCTGAATGCGACCACCCGCAATATGCTGTTGACGGAAACCAGCCCTTATAACAAAAGCAAGCAGCCCTCCCGGCTTATACTGGAGGCCGGGAGGGTGAGTACCGGCGTATTTCGCCTTTTCGTGGGGGATATTGTCAGTGCTGAACCCTCCAGCCCGCCTGACGTGACGTTAACGCTGAAAGCAAAAACGGGTAACGGCAGTGCGCGGGATATCGTGGCAACTTCCTCCGGCGCGATGAGTAAGCTGAGTGAAATATCCGCAGGGATTGCGCGGGACTGCGGTGTACGTCTGGCCTTTCAGGCCACGGATAAAAATATCGCTAACTGGTATTTTTGCGGTTCGGCGCTGAAACAGGTCGAGCGATTGCAGGATGGTGGCGGTGTTAAAGCCTTTATCGATGATGATGTTCTGTATGTGAAGGACTCTGCGCTGGCAGTCAAAGGGCGAATCAAAATCGTCAACCAGAATACCGGTATGGTCGGGCTACCCAAAGCCACCGAAAAAGGCCTGGACGTGACCTGGCTTATCGACGGTGAATCCAGCCTGGGCGGCACGTTACGACTGGAGAGCAAATTTAACCCTTCTTTGAACGGTGATTACATCATCGAACAGCTTAAATTTGATATTGCGTCACACGACGACCCCTTCTTTTATCAGGCCACCTGTAAACGGGCTTAACCAATGAATAAACCGAATACCGATATTGCCAGTGAATCCAGTCTGGCAGGGCAGCTTATGGGCGCTTTTCGTAACCTGATGATGAACACCGACGATATGTTACCCGCAACGGTGGTTAGCTATGACGATGCCACGAACCGTGCGGTGATTAAGCCACTGGTGATGATGGTGTCAACCGAAGGGCAGAGAATCCCTCGCGCCCCGGTTCATAATATTCCTGTTTTCCGCTTTGGCGGCGGCGGGTTCTTTATCCGGGTACCGCTAAAACCGGGGGATTTTGGCTGGCTGAAAGCCAATGACCGCGATATCAGTCTGATTTTTCAGCGCGGCGGTCTGGAGGATGAGCCTAATACCCACCGGCTGAAATCATTCAGTGATGCGATGTTTTTTCCTGACAGCGTTAAAGGTTGGGCGGTGGATGGCAAAAATATTGATGCGCTGGTGATCCAGTCGCTGGATGGCAGCGTGTGTCTGGCGTTGCATACCGGGCAGGCGGTGCTGGATACGCCAGTGTTTGAAGTTAACGCCGCTGAGAGCATTTTTAACGGCAACGTGACGGTGAACGGCAATCACCAGACCAACGGTAACAGTGAATCAAGCGGCGGGACGATGCGGCATAACGGTAAGAATATTGGTGCGGATCACCAGCATGGCGGTGTTCAGCCGGGATCGGGCAACAGCGGGGGGCCGGTATGATGACGTTTGATGTTAATGAAAGTAATGATATTTACCTCGGAAACGATGGCAACCTGGCTTCGGTTCGTGATCAAGCGGCGGTGAAAAATTGCTGCATGCACTATGCCAGAGCGTTACGGGGTGAAATGCTGCACAGGATGGACAAGGGAATACCGTACTGGAAAACCACCTTTGGCCGCGATGCTGATTTACCGATGTTTGAGGCGGCGTTCCGCGAGCGTATGCGGGAAATTTCACAGGTTCTGGCGGTCGATTCCTTTTCTGCCTCGATTGAAAACAACGAGCTTCATTACACCGCCGTGATCAGCACCCTCTACGGGAGGATAACGCTTAATGTCTGATTATCAGTTTATAGCAAGCACAGGAGTGATTATCCCTGACACCTCCAAGTTGCGGGAGCAGGTTGAAAATGAGTACCGCGATGTCTTTGGCCAGGAAATTGACCTCTCGCCTGAAACCCCGCAGGGCGCACTTGTCACAATGGAAGTGGAAAACCGGGACGCCATCGCCCGCAATAACGCAGAACTGGCGAACCAGATTAACCCGGATATTGCCGGGGGGATCTTTCTCGATGCTATCTGGGCGCTGATGGGCGGGCAGCGACTGTCCGCAACGCATTCTTTTTTGACCAATGTTGAGTTTGCCGGCGTACCACAGACCCTTATCCCGAAAGGCTCTCTGGCCGAAACGCAGACAGGGGATGCGTTTGAAACGACCAGCGTACTGATTATCGGGGAGGATGGGGTAACAAAAGGTGATATGCGCTCGGTTGAAACCGGGCCGGTAGGCTGTGGGGCAGGTAAACTTGTCCGGGTGGCAAGTTCGGTTCTGGGCTGGGAAACGGTAAACAATCCGGCTGATGCGGTGCCGGGGAGGGTAGCGGAATCCGACATTCGTACCCGGCGGCGTCGCAGAAATACGCTCGCCAAAAACACGGTGAGTGTCGGAGAGGCGATCACCTCGGCGCTGTACGATATCGAAGGTGTGGAATCCCTGTCGTATCGTGAAAACTATACGGATGCGGATCAGGTTATTGATGGCGTTCCGCTGGTCAAACACAGTATCTATGTTTGTGTCGATGGCGGGCCGCGTGAGGAAATCGCTGTTGCCCTGTTACGCACTAAAACAGTGGGTACCGCATACAACGGCAGTGAAACGGTTGAGGTGACAGAGCCGTCCAGTGGTCAGGTGTATAACGTCAAATTTGACAGGCCAAAGGAAAATACCGTGTTTTGTCGGGTGACGGTGCGCAAAAGTCCCTTTGATGCACAGACCCTGATCCCTGATGCGGTTGAAAAATGGGTAGCCGGTGAAACTGATACGGATAATGGGCTGGCGGTCGGGCGTGATGTTTCTCCGTTTGAAATTGCGGCGGCGGTTAATACGGCTGAACCGCGATTGTTTGTGCTGAAGGTTGAGTTATCCACCGATGGCGTGGCCTGGTCAACAGACGTGATCCCCGTGCAGATAAACGCCGTTGCCAGACTCCGGCGCAACGCCGTGCAGGTGGTTATCTTATGACAATACAGTCACTTGATTTTCATTCCGACATGCTGAAAGCCATCCTGTGGCAGTATGAAAATGCGGACAATCTTAAAGCGCTGGCGCACTATAAATCCGCGTATTTCAACCGGGCGACGGTAGAGTTCTGGCGTAACTGGTATCGCGATGTATTTAATATCGATACCGCGAATGATTTTGGCCTGGCGGTATGGGGGCGCATTCTGGATGTACCGCTGGGGATTGATGTTCCACCCAGCGACAAAAATAAAAGGGGTTATGGTTTCGGCGCTAAGAAACGCAATTTTACATCCAATTTCAGGCGTAACGCCGATTACACGCTGACGTTAACCACAGCGCAAAAGCGCCTGCTGGTGAGAATGCGCTATTTCACCCTGACGGAAAGCCCGACAATTACCAATATCAACGCCTTTCTTCAGCGCTTTTTCAGCGATGAGAACGGCAAAGTATTTGTCCTCGATCCCCTCGATATGTCTTACATCTGGTACGTGTTTAATTTTAACCCCGATGAAAGGTTGCGCCTGCTGCTTGATAACTTTGACCTGCTACCCCGACCTTCGGGAGTCGGGGCTAAATACCGTATTGTCACCCGTCAGGCATTTGGCTTTGGCGTAAAACGTAAAAACTTCACAGATAATTTCGGAAACTAAATCATGACTAAAATGTTTAAAACGCCCTTCGCTGCGCAGGGTGACAGGACTGCTGTGCCTGTCGAAACGCAGGCTGACGGCTCGGTGTCTTACACTCAGGGCTACGGCTATGACTATGAGCGTGACCAGACGACAGATCCGGCTGCGAAGGATATCGAACGTGAGAAGATGAATGCGCTTTTCCACGATGTTACCGAGGCTACCGGCGAAATGCAGCAGTTCGGCACTGCTGTTTGGTCTGATGACGGCAAACCCTATCCGATACGCTCACAGGTTTACTACAGTGAAAGAACGTGGCAATCCAGAATAAAAAATAACAATGAGGAACCCGGCAAAGGCAGCGGGTGGATAGAATTCAAAGCCGATGTAAATCCTGTCGATATGCTGTACCCGGTCGGGATAGTGACGTGGTTTGCACAGAATAAAGATCCGAATACGCTTTTTCCGGGAACAACGTGGAAATACATCGGGGAAAATAAAACTATCAGGCTGTGTAAAGCTGATGGTAGCGATATTATGACAACGGGCGGCTCTGATTCGGTAACGCTGGCAGTAGGGAATATCCCCGCGCACGGCCATACGTTTTCGGCTAATACCAGTAGTTTTGATTACGGTTCCAAACAAACCGCTGGGTTTGATTATGGATGGAAGCAAACTGACACACAGGGGAACCATACTCATAGCTTGTTCAAGTCCAGTTACGATAATAATGGAGATCTAACTATAAAGTATGGCGGGGGTGGCGGTTCTTGGATCAGAAATGGAACAATGAGCGATGACGGTGCACATGTGCATAACATCCATATAGGTGGACACGATCACTGGGTTGGTATCGGTGCTCACTCCCACTCTGTTTCAGGTACAACAGCGAGTGTTGGCTCAGGTTCTGCGTTCTCTGTGGCTAACTCATTTATCAAACTGATGGGCTGGTATCGAAGCGCGTAACATACAGATCTTTTTTAAACTTCGCAGGCGTACCAGCGTATAAACAGTTTGCTGGTATGTCAGTAGATACCACGCTGTTTGCAGCGACAATGCTGTTATCCCCGATAGTTATGCCGGGTAGAACCACGGCTCCTGCTCCAATCCATACATTTTCTCCTATGGTAATTGGGGCAAGTATATTTGTACCGTGGCGTAAGGTCGGATCTGTATTGTGGCTGACTGTAGTTAGGGTTACGTTTGGACCGATCATGGTGCCGGATTTTATAGTTATTATTTCGTTATCAAGAAAGTTGCACCCTGTATTGATGAGTACATCACCGGATAGATTTATATTTCCACATTCAAAATAAAACGGTTCTACTATGGTAGTTTGCGAGCTTATACTGATCCCAGCCTTAGATAATATTTTGTTTCTCCTTCTCCGAGAGAAATGGGAAGTATTGAAGAATAATCGACATTTTTTGGCGTTTGACTTCTTTTTTATTAAAAATATAAAATATCTAATCAATTCCATGATAATCATCCATTTAAAAATATTGTTGAATCTTTCAACCCAATAACAATACCACATCTATGATTAAAGGCTCAATGTCAGGGTCGGTTTTTAACTCTAAATTGCAAGTTTTTTTGTGGGGTAAGAGTGAATACTGAAACTTAATGGCTGTTTTGGTTCCCCAAAACTAAAGCTAAACATGTGTAATTATTAAAGTATTTAGATGTTTGTTAGTGTCTGTTTATCTAAGGGGCATGAATGAAAAACATCTATAAATTATGTTGTTAACACAATATTACAAGAGTACTGCTGCGTCATATGGGCTGGACCGAAGCGGCCGACCTGATTGTTAAAGGTATGGAAGGGGCAATCGCCGCTAAAACCGTAACCTATGACTTTGAGCGCCAGATGGACGGCGCTAAGTTACTGAAATCGTCAGAGTTTGGCGATGCGATGATTAAGCATATGTAAGTCATTTCATTAACATACAGCCAACATAATTTGTTAATTTTATGTTGGCTTTTTGATCTTCCTATCTTTCCCCAAAACTTCCCCAAAACTCTTCCCCAAAACTCGATAAAAAAGTACGGTTAAACCGCGAAGACAATCCTGTCTTTACCGCGATCGTCATGATATTTGTTCGTCATTATTGTGATTTATGTCCCAACAGTTTTTGCGTTTCCAAACCTTGTTCCCGATACAGACGTTCAGACAGAGAACGTTGGCGCGGTACCGAACGGCCATATTATTCCGGAGCGGTCTCTGGCCTTATTGAACGTAGTTGTTATGGCGTTTGCTAACAAATCGAATAGGCTTAATGACAACAAATTTCCCGGTAAACAGAGCCGACTACCGGTAATCAAGCCAGTTTTTTACAACTTCAATATCATTCGACTGAGTGGACTGTGGTTGGAAAACGATATTCTCAGTGGGCAAATATTAAACTGCAAAAAATTTTCCGCTTTCCCTGATAGTCATCGGCGGGACTTTTTTTTCACCAATAACAGTTGTGACGACATCTTTAAATCCGGCGAGAGTATTAATTACCCTATTAATCGGCTTATTGGAGAGGTTCCGGAGCACACTGGGCACAAGTGGGCTAAATGCAACTTTAAAGTCATTGTCAGTCAGATCTATCGATAGTCTGTCAGGATTCCATTTATATACCACGATGGCTAAGGTGCTTACATTGAAGCCGTGGAACCCCCGGCACAATACATGACTTAAAGCGAAATTACACGGCCCAACGGAGAGCGATAACACCATCTTTCCTTGTAACCTTCTGTTGGCTTTCCAAAAGAATAGCGCATTGTCTTACCCATTGATGTGCACAAATCATAGGCGGAATTAACATTTAGCCAGGTTACGATGGTTCCCGGACAGAATGAATCATGTAAGCGGTCAAGACCACCATTAACATAATCAAAACATATCCATTCTGGACTCTCTGCCATAGTAATTAGTTGAAATGCGCAGGGTTTTCCATCAAAAAGCAATACATATCCAAAGAACATTTCTCGCAAAACACTTATCATATCAAGCATTTCTGCCTTGTTACCCGGTTTACTTCCCCATCGTTTTTCGTACAGATCACAGTAGATAGCGGTGAGTTCTTCAGGTGAAAACTGCGATTGATCGCGAAACTCGCCTCCTGCATTAAGAAATCGCTTCAGCTCCCTGCGCCGACTATTTTTTGTTGACGATGAAAAACCACTTTCACCACAGCCCTTAGCCAGACAGATGGAACGCTGACTGTTAAATTTGTAGGTTACGTTTCTGGTTTTATCACCGTTTATGCAGGACAGGATCTTGGTTTTGAAAGGCAGAGACGTTTTTAAATCAAAACCTAAAGGTAATATAATTTCATCCTTGTTAAACGGATAAAAATCAATGCCAGATCTTTGTGCGTCCTTACCCGTTGCGGCAAAACTGCGGTTATTCCATGTGCAGAATCCCCCTAGCAATTTGTTGTCTTTGTCACGCTTCACAAAGTAAGTTGACTTTAAATTCAGACGATTTTCTAAAAATGAAAGCACATCAGGATGGGTCATAAAGCTGCCACCATACAGGTTGTAGCACAAATTATAATCATCTGCCGTGCCGTGTTTCCATCCTGAGAAGAAAGTAGTTAATGTTCGCGCCATTGAGATCTATCTTAAAAAAACAAAAGCCAATAATACTACAGAATTCAATAACTTCAAGCGTGGATAATGTCGAATATACCTTATTTAAGTTATTTATTCAGGCTAATTTACCTGTAAATTATGATTGTAACGAATCTTTATTACCTTTATTTCTGGAAGTGAGTAGAAAATCAAATTTTAACTCAAAAGCATATACAAATCTGCTGCCGAACGCGATGTGAAAAATTTTTTTTGCCAGGCTCACGCGTACGCAAAATGCGATGTAATGTGAGCAAAATGGCGGTTTCACAGGGAACTGAATATCGCTACCAGCCCTGGCATAAGCCGGGGTTTTAACCCGGAATAACTTTTCTGGAAGAGTATAGGGGGGAATATGTCTACATCGATTCTTACATCAATTCAGGGCAGTCTGATGACTGCTGTCATCAGTGTCATTGGAGATAATGGCAGCGCTGACTACTGTATTCTGTTTGGCGCTTTCGCTGGAGCGGTCTTTTATGTCGCCACTGCGGCATATATGAAGGTCATCAGGCGTGCCGCCTACTTTTTAGTCTCGTGGATTGTTGGCGTCTATGGTGCCGGGCTGGTCGGTACGAAGCTTGAGCAAATACTCGGATATAGCGACCAGTCGCTTGACGGTTTGGGTGCCGTTTTACTTTCGGCATTGGCCATCAAAACGCTGACTTTTTTCAGTCAGCAAGATCCCACAACGTGGTTCACCCGTTTAAAAGGAGGCCCTCATGGTAATAAGTGATTTAATGGTTATTGTTAATGTTTTGCTGTGTACGGCAATAGTGCTTCGCATAATGTTCTTCTGTAAACCCGGTGGCAGGCACCACTGGTGGGCATCGTGGCTAGCCTACTTGATTATTCTGGCATACGCTTCGGTACCCTTTCGTTTTCTGTTTGATAGTTACAAACACACGCATTGGGCCGTTGTAATAATCAACCTCATCCTATGTGCGGCAGTACATCGGGCTAAAGGAAACGTGGCGCTGGTTTTTGCCGTACTTCGGCCCGACGATAAATGAAATACCGACGCCGTCACTTAAAATGGCTACTTGCTGTTTATTGGCGGCGAACAATAAATTGCTATAAATCTGTACGGTTGCAGCCGATTTTTCAATTTACCGCTAATCATCGCCCGGTGATTTAATGGGGTTGATTCGAATGGTGAGTCATTAACGCTGCATTCAGTGTTAAAGCCGCCACAAACTCTTACTGTCGTCCGGATGGGCTAAGGGCCATAATTCGTGCTGCCAATCTCAATTAACCCGGTGAGCCGAAAAGCCAGCTAAAAATTGAGCTGTGAGTAGCTACACGTTCGTTCGCAGAGAAGCTTCACCTGACAAGTCATTTTTGGTCCATGAATTGTTTGGATGGGGCGCGGGGTGGGTACGCTAATCTCTCTTGAACAAACCAACGTTATACAAACATAGGCTATAAGTGACAGCAATGCCTTTCATGCAATCGAACGGGCAGCATATTCACCAGTGCTGGCCCATGCTGACTCACCCCGCACTGACGAAATCAAAGTTCTGCCATCACCAGCCACTGATCGGTTTCTTCAAACATCTCTTCGATAATGCGCAGCAGTGTGGATTTATCACTTTTGCTGGCATCGGTTTTGACACCGTTAGCCTGCATGGGTTTTACTTTGACCTGCGTATCCGGAAATACACGCTGAATCCGTTTTTCTAACTCGTTGAGAATGAGCTGTTCAGCATTAGGCAGTCCGGCCACGTTGCGCTTATCATAGATCAATTCAACGTACAT